TGCCTTGCCACATAGCCCATAAGCTCCATATCTGTTCTTCAGCGTTTTCTAATAAGTCAGCTTTTTCACTCAATACCGAGTTAAGGTTTTCAAACTCAGTCTGTAAAGCAATCCCAGATTGAACTTGGGTTTTAGTTTGTCTAACCCCTGACATATGAGTTGCTCTATCTATCATCTCAATTTTCTGTTCAATAGACGATCTAATCTCACTTAGGTTAGAGCCACTTGGCTGTAATAAAAAGGGTTTCAATCCACTATCTAAGTCATCTGGCATTGATATAATTGCACCAGCACCAGCAGAAGCCTCTACACCTTGTGTTTTAACTAAGCTAGGGTGATTGGATAATCTAATTAACTGTTCCATCTCAGATAACTCGTTGTAGATAGACTGTTGCAATAATGCAACATCTGTCAAATCACTAATGCCTACGCCTTGTCGTGGTGATCTTTTATTATACAGGCAGATAGCTGGTATAGTTCCTAATTGGTTAGGCTTTACTTCAATAACTTTTATCTTGCCTCTTTCTGGTACAAATACATAAGAAATATCATTAGGTGTCCATATTCTAAAATATGCTCCGTCAGATGTAGTTTCTTCTCTTACCTTAATATAATCCAACACATAACGACCACTTGCGGCTCTCATATAGTGCCAATCCATAACATTGTCTGGCGTTACCATTGTTAAGTAAGGTCTTATGTCTTGGTTAAGTTCTTCTGCTCTAGTTTGTGCGTTGCTTTCTGGTTTATCTACAAATATCCAAACATTCCCATAAACACCAGCGTAAGTCTGTGCGTTCTTCATAAAAGCATTAAAATTCTGTCCATCAAGATCTGTATCACTTAAGAATGATTCTAAACTAGGATCACTCTCCAATACGCCATAATCTCTTGTTGGTGGTACTCTAAATAAAAAACTTGAGTAAATACTTATGATATTTCTACAATGGTTGTCTATTGGTGTGTAGTTAATTCTATTTTGATATTCTAAATCTAGTTCCAATGCGTATTCGTGTAAGAAGCCACCAGATCGGTATTCATCTCCACCTAAGTATGATCTTAAATAAAAATTCCATCTAGGGATCATCAGATCATAGTTATCGTGTCGGTTTTCCATAAATTCTTTGTCTCGAATTAAGGAATCCATATTTTGATTCATTATGTACATTATTTAACGCTCCATCTCTGAGGTAATTGTTTTGTGTATTGTTTTCTTATAGGGAACAAATAATCTACCGCATAGCCTATGGCATCGTTCATATGGTCAAATCCGCTATCCTTGTCTGGTTGCGTAGTTCCCTCTTTATAAAGGTGTCTTTCCAATCCTCTAATGATGTTCTTACATTTTGGATCTATAAACATCATTCTTTGATCGTTTGTATTCTTTAATCGTGAATTAACAGCGTTAATCCTGTCCCTTACTTGAGGGTGTGCATTTTTAACTCTTACTGTCAATCCAGCGTTTTGTAATATGTTTAAATCAGTCATTCCACCAGCAGAGGTCTTTCTTTGCCTACAAGCTGGATCTGGGTAGACTATTATCTGTCGGTTAGGGTATCTTGTTTTGATTTCCTTTACCAACTCGTCTGTATTTGATGAATAGATAACTATCTCATCAATAAAATTAATTAAGTTGTTTTTAAGCTGAAATACTGCCGCACTCATCGGATCAATGTTAAAATCCATACCAATATGAATAGCAGTCTCATCAATATTTAATCTCTTTACGTTCTGCTCTCTATCAAAGTTATAATAAATAGCTCCAGCATATGTTTCAAAGGTTGCTAGATATTCCTGTCTGAATGTCCGTTCATCAAGATCATTTTTAGCCTGTTCGACTTCAGCGTCATCAACTTGACCACCATCAAGTGTAGTAAATTGGAAGCTATCCCAGTCATCATCTTCAGCACCTTTACAGAATAAATCATATGCCCAGTTACCATATCCTCTCGGTGTGCCTGTAAACATAGCACCACCTTTACGATCAGATAAGGTTGCTCTTAATACTTCAAACCACGCTTCACTTGCTATATCAGCAAACTCATCCATTACTAAATAATCTAAGCCAACACCCCTCAAGCTATCATAAGATCGGTCTGCACCTCGTAAGGCTATAATAGAGCCATTTACAAGGTTGATTGATAGATCACTTTCGTTTGTTTTCTTTACCCATTTCAATTCTAATAATCGATCTTTTAAAGCGAGCCAGCATACTTGTTTAGCCTGTCTATATGTAGGACAAACAAACCAGACCTTTTTATTTGGTTCTGATGCGTGTTTTATTAGCTGTCTTATTGCTAAATGAGTCTTTCCAAATCGTCTGCCTGTTACTAATACCTTAAATCTAGCTTTGGATTCGACTACCTGTTTCTGAGGTGCTGTTAAGGGCATCTATTTTAATTCTAATGTTTACTTTTCTGCCAGCGTAATCGCTGTTAAATATAAATTCTTTTTCCTCAGATGGTTTTAAACCATTAACTGTTTGATTAAGCCACTGCATAATCTTACTGGTATCATTCACAGTTTAAATCCTTTTTTCCAGCTTTGCACAGCCCAATAAGCTGGTGATAAATTCTTTTGTCCTTTAACGTTTGCAAGGATAGGTTTAAATCGTGCCATAAAACTTCTCTGTCTAGCTGGTATGTTCTTTTTAATACTCATACCTTTAGCACCGAACCTAACAATTTTTACATTGCCTGTCGATCTATCTTTTACATAAACCCCAAACTTTTTAGATGCACTAGGTGTTCTAAATGGTTTATTTAATTTTACTTCTCTTCCTTTGTATTTAGCCATATTAATCTATAAATGGTAGTGGTTCATTATTTTGTGATTCATTAGGTGTATCAGTTTGACCTAACATTTGTTTACCTAAGAATATCTGCATAGTTACATTTCCCTTTTCAGCGGACTGCCATTGTAACTGTCTTAATCTCATTTTTCCTTTTGATCTTCCTTTTGTCAGATATTCGGAATATTTTTTTCTAATTAGGCTTTCATCACACCCATAAAAGTCTGCTATTTCTGTATTGGTGCAGTGATAAGACGCTAATTTAGTGATTTCGTCTGTGTCAATATTGTATTTTTTGGTTCTTGCCATTTTTCTTCCTCTTTAAAACTGTTTGTATCAGTACCTCTTTCGAGTAGTTTTGCTGTTTGTCCTGTAAAGTCCTCCCAGCGTTTTATAATTACATCGCAATATTTAGGGTCTAATTCAAGACCATAACAGTTGCGGTTTGTCTTTTCACAAGCAATAAGTGTGCTACCACTTCCTAAAAAAAAATCCATTATTAAATTATTTCTATTAGAAGATATAAGCATTTGGTTTTCAATTAAAGATACTGGCTTCATTGTTGGGTGTAATCCTGTTTCCCTACCATATTCCATCAATCTTGAATAATTAACATTTTTTAAAGCACCATTCCATTTAGCATTTTTTCTAAATAATAATAAAAATTCAATATCAGGTCTATGACTACCACCGATTGGTATTGCAGTAGGTTTTTTCCATATTAAAGGATTAAAAGACAATCCATTTTCTTTAGCCCACACCAAATAGTCTGGCAATAAGTCTTTATTACAGAAAACATAAGCATTAAAATATTTTTTATCAAATACAATAGGTAATAATTTTAAAAAGTTTATAGGGTTAAAATCAGATATAAACTTAATATCTTTATCTTGTTTTTTTAATCCTTTTCCTATGCTTCCATTACACCCACCCTCTGTTTGTATTAAATAGGGTGGATCAGTAAAAACCATATCGGCTTTTTGGTTATCCATAAGTTTAGCAACATCAGCTTCACTTGTAGCATCACCGCATAATAGTCGATGATTACCTAACTGCCATAACTCGCCTTTTTTAACTCTCGGCTCTACATCTTCTGGAACAGCGTCCTCGTCTGTCAATCCGTCTTGCTCTACAAAGAGTAATTTATCTAATTCTTTTTCATCAAACCCTGTTAATGCAAGGTCTATATCCATCTTATCAATATCTTGCACCTCTATCTTTAACATATCATCATCCCATAAAGCGTCTTGATTAGCTCTGTTATCCAATAGACGATATGCTTTGATCTGTGCGTCTGTAAGTCCTGTCGCTATTTGTACAGGAACTTTATCTAAGCCTAACTTTTGTGCGGCTTGATAGCGTGTATGTCCTACAACAATTACCATTTCCTCGTCTACAACGATAGGCTGTTGCCACCCAAATTCTTTGATGCTTGAAGCTACCTTATCAATAGCTTGTTTTTTACGAGGATTATTTGCGTAAGGAATTAAATCCTTTAGTTCAAGTTGTTTAATTTCCATCTAACATAATCTGGGTTATTTTTTTCAATCTCAGTATAGTGTGTTGCCATAGCATTTACAGTATCTTCTTCATTCTTACCTTCTAACTGTCTAACATAATATATTGCGTGTAGCAATTCGTGTTTTACAAGATCAACCGCAATCGAGCCGCCTTCTTCAATAATATCTTCATCAAGATATATAATCATTTGCTTACTATGAAAAGAGCCTTGTTGCTCTCCAATCTCATAGCATATATGACTGTTAATTTTAATTAGTTTTATACGATAGTGAGATAATCTAATAAACTCTGGTAATTCAATCTTTTTCACACTTCCTCTAGTGGTCTATTTTCACAATAAAAAGCCCAAGTTTTCAATAGTTCGGCTTCTCTTGCTCCGTGTTCAGCTGTTAATGCTTGTACTAAGGTTTTTTTATTCCAGAATACATAATCTAAACATTCAACTTTAGTCTCAAATGATTTTAGTAAATATTCAGTTTGAATTGGAGTGTCGATGTTTTGATACCACATTAAAACAGTAATAACCCATATAACTTTCATTTGCGTTTCTTCTTCCTAAGATCAAGATCGTGTTTTCTAGATCCTCTTAGGAAACTATTGACTCGTCCCATCGACCAAGCCGCCATCGGTACTCTTCGTGATCCAGCACTTAAGAAAGCTCCCTGTCCTCTACGATATACTTTAGCAAGAGTGCCATAGGTGTATCTTTTAGACGCTTTGGCTTTTCTCTGCAAAGTAGCTTTAACTGAAGCTGATAGTGGTTTTC